GCGAACTGGACGGCGAGTGCCGCCGAATGCCAGAATGCGGTGCGCCGCTGGCATCGATCTCGTTTTCGTCCAGTTCGCGGTTCATCGCTTCGTCTCCCCGCCGTCCCGTGGTTTGAACGCATGCAGCCGTGGCGCCGGATTTGTGCTGATATCTTCGTTCGCAACTACGCTCCCGCCGTCCTGTGGCTTGAGGGCGCGGGGACCATCCGGCTTCGGCATCCAATGTGTACAATCAGATTGATTTTTCGGAACGCATTCGTCCCCCTCACAGCGCCAGCCATCGCCTTCGTCATCCCAATAACCGATGCCAACGCCCGCATGTTTCCACCAAAGCAATATCTCGCCGTGGTTATGCGCCGTCTCGATTGGCTGCCATTCCCTCACTACTGGCGCCTCGGGGATCGATCCTTGCGCGCGTCGATAATCGTTCTCCTGACCACATGATGGGGTGGAATCGATGGTTGGCGCCTCGGGGATCGGGGATGGGGAGGCGGCAGTATCGGGCTTTAACGCCGGAACGTCAGTCCATTTGGAAACGAACCAACCTGTCACATAATCCGGATCACCCCATGAATGCCCCTCGCGGGTCAGGCCGTGGTCCACATCCACCCCGTACCAGACACCGCCCTGCCACTTCGCGAGCCATCGGGAGTTGTCCTCATGACAGTATAGGAGAATAAACCGATCTGTCGGCGCGCTATCGATCGATCGCCACGCTACCGGCTCCGCTTCCCGTGGCGCATTCAGATATCTCAACATGTCCGATGCATTATCGAAACTGGCTTCCGGAGGGGCGGCGTCGGCGCGTTTGATTTCGTCCGCGAACGCTTCCCGTGGTTGGGGAAGGGCGTAGAGGGGCTTGGTGAACTCGCCTTCCTCCCACGCCATCGCGTCGATGAAGCCGCGATCATTCGCTGTGTCGCTGCCGGGCATTACCCAAGCGAAAGGCTTTTGCCTCACCCCGGCATTCCCCGCTGGCGCGGAGAGGCGGCGATTCCACGCCTCGCACACTTGATCTTTCGAATGCCACCAGCAGGTTTGGCAGCCGCAAGAATCGCAGCGGATGATAAAACCTTCATTCCCACTTTCGCCCGGATACACTTGCCCAGCGAAGCAGCACGGATCAGAACTGATGCGCTGATAATTTAGCCCGCAAAACGGGCACGGCTTCAACTCGCCGATCGGATCTGCTGCGGCTTTGATGGGGGTCATGGCTCAGTCCTCGACTTCAACGTCTGTTTCGGTGAAGGTGTCGCACGGCGCGCAGTACCAGCCGCCGAACTTGCTCGGGGCTTCCTCGTCAGGATCAGCCGCGACCCATTTGCATGATTTTCCGCAGACTGCACAGGATACGCTCATACCGCCCCCTTGGGCTGGAGAACGGCGCGGGCGATCTGATGCATTTTGTACTCTCGCTGATGCGAGGGCGCAGGAGCGGCCCAACCAGGAGCGTTCACATATAAATCAGAAATCTCCCGCAGCGCCTTCTCCAGTTCCTCGATGCGATCGGCGCGCCTATCGTTCTCAACTTCCGCATTGTGGACTGATAGCCGGCTTGTATCGAGTTGGAAGGTCAGTTCCTCCACATGGGCCGTGAGGATGGCGTGGGCGGTGGCGTGTGCTTCCAACAACTTCATGAGATCAGGTTGCACAGTGAGCGCGAATGCGCCGCCGGTAACGTCTGTGACCGTGCAGTAGTCGGGACCGTCCGCGTATTGCAGCGGAAGGTTTCCGAGCATGCAGAGTGTGTCCGTGATGGGCTGACACTGTGGGGCTGGGGCGGTCATACGTTTTCCTTCGCGCGCTCCATCGCCTCAACCTTGTCCATGTCGGTTTCGAAAAACGACATGCGGTCATTCGATGACCATACGACGAGCGCGTGCTTAATGCGCTTACAGGCGGGACCGCCGATCTCACATTCAACGGCCTCGCGGATATGCTTTTCGGCGCCATCGCGGCTGTAATCGCAGCCGATAAACATGCCAGCAATATTGTTGATGAAGTTGTGCACGTTCTCGCCAGGAGCAAGAAGGCTTATTGCCTCGTCTGCGGTTAGAGTTATTTTGTCGTCCGATGACATCTGATAAATCCCTTCATTTGCTGCGTTATTTTGCCGGAGCCCAGAGCAGACCCTTCATCACCGACGATGCCGGCACTTGCGGGAGCCGATGCATCGCGGCATAGCAAGCGCAGATGCGATCAAAGTCGTCTTCCGTTCTGCGATGAAGGCAATAGAAAGCGCTCTCGCCGTCAAATTCCATCATGCGGCGCTGGTAGTTATCGCCGATGTTCTGCGGATCGCTGGTGCGATGCGCACATTCAGGGCAGGCCTTTCGCCATCCCAACCCATCGGTGTGGGGCTTGATGTCGTGGCCCTCAATGTCTGGAAATACCCTCATCCGAACACCCGCTTGATAATCATCCCAAACGCACAGCAGAGAACGACTATCGCAAATACGCTCTCCAACAGCCCGTAGTGATACGCGCCAAATAGAAGTGCTGCGGTTAGAAGGGTCGCGTTGAATTGCCAGAGGCGGGTCGGGCCTATCCGGTTCTCGCCCATTATGCGATCCTCCGGCTGTCTTCAACAAGACGCGGGGCACTCCGCGCGAGAGCAAGAATGTTCATGGCCGCGTTCACGTCGCGGTCGTGACTTGCGCCACAAGATGAACAATCTACGGCCCAGTTCCATACCTGGTTGACGGCATAAGCATGGGCCGCCAGCGCCTTGTTAGCGCGCCGATCCTTGATGCGATATTTGAAGGCTCTAATCATGTTCAAAACCCCGGCCCAAAGAACGTCAGCACAACCAACCCGCCCATCATGAATATAAACGCCCACATTTTTATAGTGCCGTCGCGCTTGACTCTGCGCCTGATCTCTTCGGGGGTCATCGTTCTGGGTCCGCTACAAATTCGATCACGCCAAGCCTGCCCATGATGCGCCCAAGTTGTCCGCAGCCGCGCTGATCCCAGTCACCGCGACATGCGATGTCCTGTTTCGCTATCGAGGCCTTATGGCAGACGAAATGACAATCCTTGCGCGTTATCTCTCGGATGATTTCCGAGCGGCGTTCGTTGCTCACGATCTTGTCCGGACCGTACAGGCATTGGTCACATCGCTTGTCCATTACCTTGAATGTCATCGTTCGCGCTCCGCATTTACGATTGATCCGTCGAAGCGGCGCCAGGATCGGATGGTGCGAGGTTTCTTGATTCCGAGATGGCGCTTTCGGATACGATCGTTCTTGGCCCGAGTTGCTAAATCCTGTTTCGTCTTGACCTTGTGAGGCGCAATCAATGCTGGCGCGAAGTTGCTCTCGCGATGTTCGCCGCCGTTGCAGAGCGCCAGAATGTGTTCTAGTTCCCACGCGTCGCTTGCGAGGATCTTCCGTTTCGACAGGTAGCAGCTGCCGTCATATCGATTGAAAACGCGCAGGCGGATATAACCCGGCACCTTGGCGTCGTCGGTCTTGCCGATCCATTCTGCGGTGCTACGCATGTTCAAGGGCTCTCTTTTTGCTGTGCAGGGCGACGGTGAGAGCTTCGTCAATCGAGAAACCAATCTTTATGCGCCCATAAACCTGCTCATAGGTCAGCTTCGTGCCGCTCAGATCGACAGCTTCCGCCAAAGACATTTCCCGACCGGCGTAGGAGACCATGCGGTTAATGCTTCTATTCCGCTGTTGCGTTTTGCGAGCCGCCCAAATGCAATTGCCAGGCTCGTAATTGCCGTCATTATTTTTTCGCTCGATGGAAAACCCAGAACCGGGTCTTTCCTTCATATCTGCGAGAAAATTATCAAACGAATTGGCCCATCGCTCACAAACGGAAATGCCTCGGGCGCCATATCTCGGATATTTGGGGTTATTCGGGTTGGTGCAGCGTTGTTTCATGCCAGTCCAAGCGCGATGCTCTGGACTGCGATTTCCAACCATCGAATGACCATGACGAACTATCCCTCCCACCATCACGCGCGCTCCATAGCAAGCCAGCCCTGGAATTGTTCATCCAGTTGATGCCAGAGGACGCGGGCCTTATGATTGGCCGCAAGTTCAACGCGAGAATTGACGCCGCACAAATGGCGCACAGCCTGCGCCGCAAGTGTCTCATCGCTGGCGTCATAGCCGTGCATTTCGCAAAGGAAGACGCGGAAGGTCGGCTCCGCACATCGAATGCCGGCTTGCGCCGCAGGCTGCAAATCACGCCAGTCGCGCTTCCCCCGAGCCGACTTGGGATCTTGCTCGGGGGCGGGGGCGACGGAGGTTTTGTTCTCCTTTGCTGGCCGTTGAACGGGTGTTTCGTCGTCGCCAATTTCAACCAAAACCATCGCGTAGCGCGTGCCCATCTTTGCGGACGTGAAGCGCCGGTCCATATCGATTTCTTGAACCGTGAAGGTCACGCGCCAATCTCCGGACTGCTTTTGAGAAAGGGCATCCTTCTTCGCTTCAAGCGATATGGCGAGGTTGCGGGCGTTATCGGCGATGGTCATCACGCGGCTTTCTTGGTGAGCGCGGCCTTCTTATCCATCACGGCCACCTTGAGCGTTTCGACCTGAGACGGCTCCAACTCGAACTTGCGGCGAGCCTCTTTCTGAGCGGGCGAGTTCCACCAAACAAGAAGCTGCTCAGCGTCGGCGTATTCGGCGATGGCCTCGCGGCATTCCACCATGAAGGCGTTGCGCTCGATCAGGGTTACGGCCGGCGGGGCGTCGTCGCCAACGCTTGCTTGCGTCTTGTCGTACAGCGCCAGCCCGAACGGATTGCCGAACGTCATGAACGCGCGCTTCATCGCGTCGGTTTCGGCTTCTTTGATCGCGCTCTCATGGGCTTGGCCCAGATCGCGATCGATCCCGTGACCGGCGCCGCAGCCTTCTCGCGCCACGCCGTCAACAATGACGCGGGCCTTGCAGAGATACGTTACTCCCCAACCGTCGTATCCGGCGAAGTTGTCCTTGACGCCGATCTTGCGCTCCTTCTCGGAAACGCACCGAATATCCAGGGTCTCACGGGTCCAGTTGTCGAAACCGAAAATTCGGTTCGCTTCCGCGATGACATGCCAGCCCTCGATATAACTGACCTTGCTCCGGCCCTGTTCGCGCGACTTGACGGCGCTTGGGGAAAGCTTGGCGGCGAGGGCGGCTTTTGCTTCGTCTGTAAAGCTCACAACGCGCTCTCCAACGGCTTCGCTTCGTAAACGAACTCGGCGGCGATGATCTTAGCGAGCGCGGTTTCGAGAACCTTGCGCGTCGCTGCCAACTCATCCTGCGCCACAGTTTGAAAATCAGCTCGGCATGGCAACATGCGAGCATGACGCGCGGCCATTTCGGCGCCAGCTTCGATGAATTGCAGATGTGAAGAGACGTTTGCGCGCCAGTCTGATAGGGTCATAGCCGTTGCTCCTCGAATACCGACAACTCATGCTCACGAACCTGCATCTTGAAGGCCGAAGCTGTTTCGGCGATCAGGAGGCGAAGAGACTGTTCTGCCGGCGTCGTCAGTCGGCCGGATGCCGCGATGGACTCGCAATGCCCGATCAACGCGGCCACGGCATATCGTTGGGTCGCGGTCGGCATGAGCGCGTCAACGCGCTGGCGGTCCATATCCAATTCAGACATTGCGCTCATGGTTGCACCCATTTGCAGATCGGGATTTGCACGGAGCAGATAGCCTCAACCATTGCGCGGCCTTTTTCGGTGATCGTGTATTGCGATGATCGCGCGTCGGCAGGAGTTTCTTGCCAAATGTGATCCGGGATGATTTTTTCGATCAACCCTTCCTCGGCGAAGTGCTCAAACGTCTGGCTAACAGCCTCCGAGCGAGCGTGGTTGCTGTTTAACTGCGCATCGCGATAGTCAGCGACAATCGCGTAGACATGCAGTAGAATGTTGATGTTGAGCGGTGACATCAGTAAATTTCCCCATCGCCGTTCTCAGCGCTGAATTGATTGTGGTCGAACTCGTCATCGGTAAGCTTCCGGACCTTGCGCGGAGCCTTGCACATCGCGTCCCACTTTTCGCGCGTCGGGCATTTGTCGAAGCCGTAGACCTTGCCGAAGCTCTCGCAATAACTGGTGTAGAAGTCGAAGCTCGCAGGCGGTGAGGCGATCTCCGCTGTTGCCTGAACGATAGGCGACGAGACTTGCGCGGTGTTGCGGTGAAACGTCATCTCGTCTTCCTGGCCTGCTTGTCGGGGGTTCAAACTGCTGAGACTTTTCCAGCGACAAAATCGCGAATGCGTTTGGCGACGAAGCGCTCGCCAGCAGCTCCCGTGGTTTTATTGTCCGGGTATTGTTCAGCGGAAAAAAGCCAGAGGGCCTCTGATTTTTCGACGCCGAAGAATTTCGCCACGGCGGGAAATTCCTTTGACCCGTCAAATTTCGGGATTAGATGAAAGCCGCCCATCCATGATGGTTTATAGGTGTAGGTGAGGCCGCTGCGGGCGAATGCCCCAGAGATGCATGCCAGCCCGACTGCACAGGCCGTGGTGCCGCAATCCACCTTGATTTCATCCTCTTTCGTATTCCACTGCCTATTCCATGAATCGCCAGACGGCGAAGCCCATGTACCCAAGTCGAATTTCACGCCCTTCTTGTTCTTCGCGTCCGCTTCAAGAAGATCGGCCAGCTTCAACAATCTGCGCTTGTTCATTTGTTTTCGTCCTGCCTGCTTGTCTGTTGAGGGGGATCAGCCAATCGTCTCTTCGGTCTTGATTGCGCGTTCCAGGAATGGCATCGCTCCCTGCAATCGGTCGGGCCGGTTGGCCTCGAACGTCGCGTATGAAAATCCCATTGGTGTGGCGCTGCGAAAGTTGGCGCGCTCGTCACCGGGCGGGGCCTTGTGGATTCGGTCGTCAGGCTCACCAAGCCACGGGGCGGGGCAGGGGTTCGGCATCACGAATCCGCCGCCGCTCCAGATGCAGGTTTTCTTGGTGTAATTGTCGTCAGCGCAGCGCGCCGCATATTGCCAAGGGTGGAAATAGTGATCGGGCTTGCCGATGTGCGGGACGCTCGACAAAAATCCGACGGAATTTTCCAGCATGTAAGGGATGCGCGCCCACTCGAAACACTGGCGAGCCGCTTCGAACATTTCGAGGGCATCGCGAAGCAGGTAGCCACGCTTCTTTGCAAAGTCCCGCGCGCCAGAGCCCGCTACATCAGTGCAGGGCGTGAAGGCGGCGCCGAAGATCGGACGATAACCGGCGGGCAGCGTATAGGAGCGAACATCGCCCCAGACGTAATGAACTTTGCCTTCAACGCGATCCTGCCGGATGCTGTGCTGTGTATCGACGCAAAAGCATTCGATACCAGCCTCAGCCCATGGCCTAGCCATGTTGCCGGTCAGACTGCACATGAAGATTGCCGCGTCGATCATCAGCACACCTGATCCGGATCAACGCCAGCGCGGATCAGCATCCCGCTCAAATCTTCGCCGAGCGTCAGCGGGCCGATTGTTGCGATACCGCCTTCGGCGCGCACCTTGGCGGCAAACCGCTCGGCCTTTTCCTCGTGAAGATGAAAACTGCGCGGCGCTTCCTCGTCCGGCATTCTGATCGTTACTGTCTTGCGTGCCATCTATCCGTCTCCCCGTTCAGGCCGCCTGATGTCGGCGGCTGACGAGAGCAGTATCACCACAAGTGATATCCGAGTGCAAGGGAAATCTTCACCGTGGGTGATTTTATTTTCAGGGCAAAGAAAACCCGGCTCTAAGGCCGGGCTTTCCCGTCGAATCGTTGGTCAGATCAGCGGCAACCGCAGGACTGCTTGCCGTTAAAGGTCGTGGTGCAGTTATAGGTCGTGCCGGGTGGGCATGCCGCCTTGGCTGGAATGACGGTGCCGAGCAACGCCAGTGCAGAAAGGGCTAAAAGCAAGTGCTTCATTCCAAGTTTCTCCCCATTATTACGCCGAAATTAGCGCAATTCCTTTTCTAAGTCCCTGTTTTGGTGACAGTTTTTGCAATATCCACGATCATTTTTCGCTCGCCGGGCTTGGCGCTGTCCCAGATCGACCAAATGCCGTCCCCATCTGCCGGGTTCCGCATTAGGAGGCTCGCCACGTCCGTCTGCAGGGCATGGGCGACGGCTTCCAGCGTCTCTTGGGTATAGCCGCGTTTCCCGTTTTCCAGCATGGAGAGGTGGCTCTGGGTCATCTCCAGCCGCTCCGCAAGCTGCTCTTGGTTCAAGCCGCGATGCTCCCGCCATTGTTTGATGTAGGTCGGCCGGAACCTGGGCCGAGGGGGGGGCATCGTCGATTTTCTCATCCCGCCATTGAAAACGCCCGGCATTTGAAAAACTATCGGCTGGGGGTGATAAAATCACTTGCGGTGATTATCACTCCGGGTTATACGGGGGCATGGCTAGACCCGAAAAAACCCATCCGTTGTACCGCTGGCGCAAGCTGAATGGGGACAAGACCCTTCAGGAAGTCGCCGATCTGGTCGGCGTTACGCAGTCACACCTTTCTGAAATCGAAAACTGGAAAAACGAGCCATCACTAGATCTCGCTGCGCGCCTTCACGCGCGCACCGGGATTGACATGAAGGATTTTGTTCGGTCGCCGGAGGCCGCTCAATGAGCCAGCGCGGTCCCGCCCCAGATGTGCAGCCCCTTGGTCGGTTTGTCGTCCAACATTTCGCGCGTCAGTCGGTTGGCGGTCTCGGCGCCGGCCAGCGAAATAACCAAGTTCAGTTGCGCGCCGCTGCCAATGATGTAGCCGATACAGCGCAGTACGCCGTTGATTTTTCGATACCCTCCAAAGCCGTCGAAATAGAGCGTCGGCACGGTTCCAGCCTGCAGCAACAGTTCTTCGTCGGTCATTCCAGTAGTCCCCCGGACAGAGCAAGGGGATACGCTGGCACAATGTCGGGTGGCGGACTATTAAACTTTCGCAACTCTGACGCATTATGTTCACGCGAGACTTCTCAGCCACAGATTGAATCAATCTTAACGATAGTTCCACACGGAACTTCACGGCTGCGTCCCGCTCTTCGCAGCTTCCGTCAGCGCAATCACCAGCGCCTGGATCACATCAGGCAATTCGGACAGCGGCAGCGCAAGACGCGCGACGATCACGCCAACAGCATTCTGCCGGCTGAAAATCACAACGCGCACAATACCCTCGATAATTCTGACCTCGTGGATGCCGTCGAAGAAAATTTCCTGGGTATTGTGCGGGTCGATCACGTCCATCATTCTTCTCCAGTTTTGCCTCGGTGTCGCGCATGAGAAACGGATATGGCGGCTGGGCAAACTATCAATCGATCGCTTGGGAAGACATCGCTCAAGATCATACGCGGCGGCGCACTGGGCTGCGAGATCACAAAGGCCGGTTTCAATTGAACGTTGAAGGCGAAACCCGCAATCCTTACGCTGACAACCCGGCCAACGCTGGTAGTCGAGATACTTTCGAAGCGATGAGGCATCAAATTGAATGCCTCATGCTGGAACGTCCCTCTGATGATCGTGACTTAACGCAGCGCATTCTCGGTGATCCCGTTCTTTGCCGTTCCGCGCTTGCGAGGCGCGCATGATTTCACTTAGCCAGCATAGCTCAGATGGAGAGCAGCCGCATTGTAGGCGGACGCGCGCAGACTCAAGCCCTGCTGTTGGCACCATTCCAATCCCGTTCGTGGAAGCCTCTCCGAACGTGATCGCGGCCGTCGCGCAGGCACCTCCCCGGCCAGCCCCGAGCGCGACGGCCGTTAGTGTTTCTCCGATCACCAAAGAGATTTTCGACAGCCTAAACATGAGGGCGACATGACGTTTCACGTTGGGCAGAAAGTGGTTCTGGTCGGCTGGGTGGAAACTCCGGTTAGCGAATGGAAAGCCATAGGGGCGTTTTATCCTAACGTCGGAGATGTCTACACCGTTCGCGCGATTAATCCTTGGAAAGAATGCGCCGTCCTTCTCCTCAACGAGATCGACAATTCGCACCTTGGTTACAAATTGGAGCCGGGATTTCGTCAGGAATTTTTCCGTCCCATCGTAGAACGCAAAACCTCCATTGAAATATTCACTTCGATGCTCAATCCCTCAAAGCAGGGAGTAGACGCATGAAACATCGTTTCGGAATCATGAGCGAGCGGCTGGCCCCTTGGGGGCATTCATGCAACCAGCCGCCCGCTGCACACGACGCAATACTGCCGTGCGGTTCGATATTACTTCCTCCCGCTGATGCGCCGCTCCCACGCTCGTATCTCTTTCAAACGATGATTGATGTATTGGCGCTCACGTTCTTTGCGTTCTTCGTCAGCGTCGCCGGGGTTGGGCTCGCTGCGGCTGTCTTCATCATGTTTTTCGTCCAAACCTAAGTGCCTGACTACGTTTGCCGTTAGAGCGGCAAGCGAAATAAAGCTGAGTGTTTCATTATCGTTGTCGTGGTGTGTGTCATTCCTCATGTTCGTTTTTTGTCATGAAGGGATTTGTAAAAATGAAGGAAGAGACCCGTAAAATGAACAGTGCGGTATCGGACGTTGAAACGTTGAACGGGATGGCCCGTTTGCTGGAGCGCAGCGAAGTCAGGCGCGTCGGGTCTAAAGTAATGCAGGCGCGGAAAGACATCGCGCGGCGGCTCGGAATTACAGACGATCAAATAGAGAATTTTCGTTCGCTGCGAACAAAGGTCGTCCCGCATTGGTTGATGGGCCGCGTTCGCGCCGAACTAATCTCGGTTCTCCAATTGGAAGTTCAAAATCTTGAGCACGAAATCCAACTCCATCGGCAAGCTGGCGCGGACCATTCTGGGACTGCGCTGGTCGCGGTTGAAACTCAGCTTGCGACGGCTCGTCAAATTCTTCGGGAGGAAGTGAAGTGATGAGAGAGTCTATCCAGCATATCGAGGACATCGAAATCCCGACCATTGAGATTACCGAGGGTTGGGCAGCGGCGTCGGTCAATTCGCAGAAGGACTGCGACGATGCATTTGCCTATCTCATGTCCGCGTGCGCTCAAATCGAATTCCAAATCGACAGCGAACTTACCAAGCCAAAGAATTTTCAGGATATGAATTGGATGGCTCGGGCCAACTGCGCGCTTAAATATAAGAAGGCCGCGCTTCAGATTGTAAACCAGCGTCGCTCTTCAATCAATGTTGCGGCCAAACAAGCTGCACACGACACGCGAAATCAACGGTTGCTTGAGCACATCCGTTCTAGCGTGCCAGATGAAACCTTTATGAAATGGATTAGAGAGTCTGAAATTAGCAGCGGTGCACCCGATCTGTCGGAAGCCGCCTAGCATCACGGGGTAAGGGGCATGTTGCACAATCCATTCGACGGCACAACGCCATCGCAGAGACAGGCGGCGGTGGCACACCGGGAGCGGCTGTTTCGATTGAGCGGTCACGCGGTTAAGCTTCGTGATGAAGTTCCGCCGACCGTTGAGGTTCAAACTTACCCCCTCGAAAAGCGATGGGCCGATCGGCAGAAAGAGGAATGGTTTTCCATCGTCGCAGAGGTTGGCCCGCCTCGGATCGAGGACATCATACGTGCGGTCTGCAAGCATTTTTCCGTCACCAGGATCGATTTGCTTTCAGCGCGTAGGACGCGGCGGATCACCGGCCCTCGCCAAGTCGGCTATTACCTCGCCAAGAAACTGACCAAGCATTCCCTGCCTGAGATCGCCCGCCGCTTCGGCAATCGCGATCATACATCTGCCCTGCATGGAATCAGAAAAATCGAGGAACTGCGACCCATTAATTCCCAAATCGACGCCGACGTGCGCGAGATCGCAGGCTCATTCGGGGAGGTCATCGCATGAAACCAACCCCCATTCACCTTCTAATGGCTCGCCTGAAGCCGCTGAGCCTACCACAGCAGATCCATCACCTTCGCGCCCTCGTCGCTCTGGAGCGCCCCTACAGCGTTCGCAGGAACGAGCTGGAGAGCCTGTTGCGGGGGAAGATGGAACGGCAGCTTCGCCGCGAAAGCCGCGCAGCATGATCGCCAAACTCGCCTATCTCACAAGCCCGTCGCCTGATCGGTATCTCCTGAATTTTCAATCCTCGCACGGGGTGAACTTCGAGGTCGAAATATCCGAAGGCCACTTAGCAAACATCATTGCCGATGGCGCGCATTACGCATTCCGTAAACAGTATCCCCACCGCGTTCCAGTTTCCACCGCAACAGAGAGCGCAGAGAATGTCGAGCGAGCCACAGGCCGGACATAACGGGCAACTCAAGGCGATATGCGAGCGCATCAACCGCCTCGAGGACGAGAAGAAAGAGGCCGGCAAAGGCATTGCCGAGATCTACCTCGAGGCGAAGGGCAACGGCCTAAATCCCAAAGCCATTCGCGTGATCGTTCGCAAGCAACGCGCCGACGCCAAGAAGGCTGCGGAGCTGGCCGCGGACGTTGACGCTTACATGGTAGCGCTCGGGATGGCTGGCTGATGGATTGGTTCCGATCCTGGCACGGCGCTCCGACCGATCCAAAATGGCTGCTCATTGCGAAACGCAGTGAAACGCAGGCTGGTTTCGTGTCCGCGATTGTCTGGGCGCTCTTCGATTTTGCCAGCCAAAATTCGGCTGATCGCGGAAGCGTGGAAGCATTTGACACTGAAACATACGCGGCCTTTTCCGGGTTCGATGAAGCTACGGTCAGGCGCGTGATTGAATGTCTCAAAGAGAAAAAGCTTATTATTGATGGACACTTAGCGGCCTGGGAAAAGCGCCAAACTAAACGCGATGACAATTCAACTCCGCGTGTGCAGAAGCATCGTAACGCAAAGAAACGCAGTGAAACGCAGGAAACAGCTAGACTAGAAGAGATAAGAGAAGAGAAGAAAGATTCAGAAGCTAAAGCTTCTGGCGCCGAAGCGCCGCTTGATCCGTCGATACCCGAACGCGAGTATTTCCTTCGTGGAAGGGAAATTCTCGGCAAGGGGGCTGGTGGCCTCATTGGCAAGCTTCTCAAATCGAGAGGTGGCAACGTCGCTCTCGCCCGTGCGGCGATTGAGCAGGCCTCCCAAAAGCAAAATCCAACCGAATATGTCGCGGCTATTTGCCGTGGCCCGCCGGCAATTCGACCAAATACGGCACATCAGCAGGAACGGCAGACGGGAAGGGAGATACTTGATGACATCGGTAAATTTATCAGCGGCAGCGGCGGCGAAGCAGATCCTGGGCTTTTACGATACGATCCCGGCGATGGACCCGAAGGCGTTCGCTGCGGGCCTCGTGGAAATCTTGTCGAGTTATCCGGGTCCGGTTCTAGATCGCGCGGCTAGCCCATCTCGCGGCTTGGCGGCGCTGGTTCCGTATCCAAATTTGGCGAAATTCAAGAAGCTGTTGGATGAATGGGCCGACGAATTTTACACGGACCAGGATCGCATTGCGCGGGCAAGCCGCAAGCGCCTTCCCGAACCGCCGCGCGATCCACAGGCCGAACATCGAATCTCGGAAGGCTTTGCAAAGCTGAAGATCCAGCTTGAGCGCGGAATCGGGCCGTCTACTGCGACGGATTGAACCACAGGAAGGAGATCACATGAGCGAAGACACAATCGAAAGGCTTTCTGATGCGTTGATCGAAACCATTAACGATTTCGCGGAAACCAGCCGCCTTACGACCGGCGACGCAATGGGCGCGCTGTTCTCAGTCATGATTTCATCCGCGAAAGCCAGTCCGCAATACGATCCTAAGCGGCTCGTCATCGAGGTAAATGAGAAAATCAAAGACGCTGTTGGGCTGCAATAACCACAGGAAGGGGATATCGGAAAATGACACGTGAAGAAGCGATCAAGATTATTTTTCAGGGGCGGCCGGAATTTTCCAGTCAAGCCGCGGCGGCGGTTGATGCCTACGTCGCCCTCGGCATGCTCAAGCTTGATGAGCCGAAGAGCCGGGCCGCAAAAATCATGGATGCCTGCAATCTCGCCGGGGTGGGCGTTATCGCGTGGCAGCGTTTGCTTGTGGGGCTTGAAGATGCCGGCCTGCGTATCGTCGAAAAATAATTCCAACCGAGGGGCAATGAACACGATGGCTAGGACGCGACGCAAGGGAAAACCGTACAATCCGGCGGCTGTTCATGACCGGCGCTCGCAGGATCTGTTGCGCGGGGCACAGGTCGGAGCATTGGAGGTTGATGACCCGATGGGGCTGGAACCGGGGGACAAAATCGTAGTGCTGCGCTCAACCCGAGACGATCCCTTGGCGAGACTTCACGACCGCAAGCAGATCGATGAAGCACAGTACCTTGGCGGCCGGTCATTCCAGAACGATTTCGAAACTGCCGAACGCGGCCCGCAGGCAATCGACCCGTCCAAAGAATATGTGGACGGCGGAAGGCTTCCCGAGCCAATCACAGAGGCGCAGCGGAAGGCGGTCATGCGTTTGAACTTGGCAGAGCGTCGGTTGGGCGCCGACGGGTCCGCGCTCGCCCACAGCGTTCTCATAGCCGGCATGACGGTTTCTCAAGTGGCGCGGCTGCGGGGTCTGACCGGAGAGCGGTGGGAGAAATACTTCGGCCTGCGATTCCGGGAATGCCTGGATTGCTTGGCTGTGGTTTACGGGTTTGCGACCGCTTGACAGACCGGTCCGGCAAAGTGTCTGTTTTCGTCATGGTGCAGTGATTTGCACTTTAACCGCCGGGAGAAATCCGAGGCGGTTTTCCGTTTGAGGACAACCCATGGGCCTCCCGACATTGAACCCGTTCAAATGGGGATGGGCTTGGGTGCGGTTTCATGTCTGGCGCGTTCTGATCATGTATTTCGGGAGGTGAGGATGGAAGGCGAGTTCATGTATGCCATCAGCCATTGGGGTATGTTTCCCGTGAGTTATTATCGGGGTTGGCTTCCGCTTTGTGCGGCTGGTTAAGCGCGATGAGCGCGGAAATCATCTTCTTATCGTTGGTGGGCGTTTTTATATCTGGAGCCATTATTTGGCTGCTTCGACTAGACGACAATACGTGTCCTTGGTGACAGCATGAGCGCAACCATTTATCAGTTCGTCCCCAAGCCAAATCCGAACCGCGACAAGGGCATTTGCGAAACAAGTCCGGATTTCATCATGGACCCCACGCATTATCCAGATCCGCCGCTGTCAGAATATATTGCCAGCGCTGGTTATCCAACCGACTGCGGCAACGCAATCTGGCCTGGGCCTGAGAAGGATGGGGCGTGATGCCGCGTCTGTTCCTGATAACTGATTTGGGGGAGATCGAATTGACGAATGATCTCCATATCCTCCGCAATCTGAACTGGTGCAATCCTCGCCTGCTTTGGCGTTACCCCTCAAGTCGAGTAAATGGCTAAAACTCCAACAGAAATCCGATCTTTGGCGCGGGCACATACCGAAACCGCGATCAATTGCCTCGCCGGCATCATGAATGAGCGTGAAGCGCCTCATGCGGCCCGTGTAAGCGCCGCTAATAGCCTGCTGGATCGCGGATGGGGCAAGGCAGCTCAGACGATCGAGAACGGCGAAGATGGGCCGTTCGAACTGGTCCACAGAATCGAGCGTATGATTGTCAGCCCTCCGGATTCCAACAGCTAAGGTATTCCAGCCGCTTCTTGAGCCGGCGCGATACAAAGGAGCATGGGGCGGCCGCGGGTCCGGCAAATCGCATTTCTTCGGCGAGATGGTCTGCGAAGAATGCATGATGGTCCGGTCAACGCGGGCGGTCTGTATTCGCGAAGTCCAGCGCACTTTGGCACAGTCGTCAAAGCACTTGATCGAGAGCAAGATACGGGAGCTAAATCTACAGCGCGAGTTCAAGATCTGGAATGACCGGATTGAAACGCCAGGCGACGGCCTGATCATGTTCACGGGCATGCAGGATCATACTGCGGACAGCATCAAATCGCTGGAAGGTTTTCGGATAGCATGGATCGACGAAGCGCAGACGCTCTCAGCGCGCTCCTTGTCGCTGTTGAGGCCGACTATACGCGCCGAGAACTCGGAATTGTGGGCGAGCTGGAATCCACGGCGCAAGTCCGACGCGATCGACGACTTTCTGAGGCACAGAAATCCGACTGGTGCCGTTGTAGTCAAAGCGAACTGGCGCGACAATCCTTGGTTTCCGAAGGTTCTGGAAGATGAACGCAAGCTTGACATCGAATTATACCCAGACCGTTACGACCACATTTGGGAAGGCGATTACGCCAAGGCTTTCGAGGGAGCATACTTTGCCGGATTGCTGGCAAGTGCGCGTTCTCAAGGAAGAATTGGGAGAGTCGCTGCTGACCCGTTGCTCCCCCTCCGCGCTTTCATCGATATTGGAGGAAGCGGTGCGACTGCGGATGCTTTCACAATCTGGATCGTCCAATGGGTCGGGCAAGAGATACGAATACTCGATTACTACGAGAGCGTCGGACAAGTCCTAGCGTTTCACGTCAATTGGCTGCGTTCCAAGGGCTATCAGGACGCAATCCTGTATCTTCCCCATGACGGGGTGAACGAAAACAACATCACCGGAAAGCGCTACGAAGAGCACCTGAGAGACGCGGGGTTCAAGGTTGAGCCTCCCGTCAAGAACCAGGGCAAGGGCGCCGCGGCGATGCGCATCGAAGCTGTCCGCCGGCTGGGCTCTCAGATGTGGTGGAACGAAGACACCACGGAATCGGGCCGCGATGCCATTGGATTTTACCACGAACGGAAAGACGAAACCCGCAATGTTGGTCTCGGTCCTGATCATGATTGGTCGTCGCATGCGGCGGACGCGCTCGGTCTGATGGCTGTGTGCTATGAGGAACCGGGCAGGTTGGCGAATTTCAACCGCAAAATCATCTATCCGAGGACCGGCTACGCATGATTGATGTGCAGACTGTGATCGTTCAATTGCGCAAGCCTGATGCCTTCTCGCCGGGCCACGTCACTACGGGCTATTACGTTGTGCGAGACGGCGCAATCATGATGACGTATGCCGACGGCGAGCCGGTCTACCGCGACCCGGAGAAAACCCTGACTTACACCCACCAGATATGCGAGGGCGATAATGTGCAGGCTATCGCGGGTGTTCTGACCAGACAAGTGCGGCGCGAATTAGCCGGTATTTCGGAAGAGCAGGAAGCGTTCGCGAGCCCGCTCAATTATCCGAGGGCCGGCGTTGCCTAAAATATCTACTGACGAACTCAAAGCGCTATTGAGTTCCGAAAAGTCCAACGCCATCGCGACCATGGACGCCTCCGACATTTCGTCGCAGCGCGAAGACGCGATGGATTATTACCTTGGCGACATGACCAAGGATATGCCGACGCAAGAGGGGCAGTCCAAGGCGGTCTCAACCGATGTTGCCGATACCGTGCTCGGCATGATGCCGTTCATGATGGATGTGTTCTGTTCATCGGAGGAAGTAGTCCGGTTCAACCCGGTTGGGCCGGACGACGAAAAGGCCGCGGAGCAGGAATCGGATTACGTCAACCACGTCTTCATGAACCAGAATCCCGGTTTCGTGGTGATGTATGAGTTGATCTTTGATGCGCTGCTGGAAAAGCTCGGCGCGGTCAAGGTATGGTGGGATGAGCATGAAGAAGAAGAGAAGGAAACCTATCTCGGGCTTTCCGATGATCAATTCGCACAGATCGCGTTCGATGTTCTGCAATCCAATGGAGAGATGAAGATCATCGCGCATACTGTGAACCAGGGCGGCGATGAAACGGATGAGCCGAAGGACGAAGCGAAAGAGCCGGAAGGGGCGATATCGTGAACGCCCCTTATCCGCCGCCACAAGGCCAGCCAATCGGAGGGCCGGCAGAGGCCTCGCTTGGCACGATACCGCCTCAAGGGCCGGCACAGAACGCTATGGTGCCGCCGCCTTCTCCCGTCACGCACGATGTCACGATCCTCCGTACCAAAAACTATGCACAGGCCAAGGTCGAAGCCTGCGCGCCTGAAGAGATCGGCTGGGGCCGGAATACCCGGACCATCAAGGACTGCACCTATTTCTTCCACTCCCCGCCGAACCATACTGAAGGCAGCCTGATCGCGGAGGGGTACGATGAAGTCCAGATCAAGGAATTGCCAACCTATAACTTCGCGTCCAATTCCGAAGAACTCGCGCGGGACACGATAGGCGAGGAAAACTTCTCCGCTGAAACCGCCAACCGGACGACGCGGCCTATTCAGGTCACCGAGCATTATATCAAGATGGACTATGAGGGCAACGATAAGCCCTGCCTGTACAAGGTGACGACCGGCGGGGGACAGAACGAAGTTCTGACCAAGAAAGGCAAGCCCGACGTTGAGGAAGCGGACGTTATCCCGTTCGCTGTCCTGACCCCCATCCTGCAGCCTCACAGGCTGGTCGGGAGGTCGATTGCCGATCTGGTGATGGATATCCAGCGGATCAATACCGCACTTCTCAGGGGCGTTCTGGACAACTCCTACATGGTGGCAAATCCCCGCCATGAGGTCGCAGAGGGTGGTGCCAACGCAAATACGCTGGATGATCTGTTGACCGTCCGCCGCAACGGCATCGTGCGCGTGAAAGTATCGGGCACGGTTGTCCCGCTTGAAACTCAGTCGATCGTCGGCGAACTGCTCCCCGTCATGACCTATATGGATCAGATCCGGGAGATGCGCTCGGGCGTGACCCGGACAGGGCAGGGCGTAGACGCCAACGCTCTGCAGAACCAGTCGGCCACCGCGGTCAACCGGGTCTTCACGATGGCACAAGCCAAGATGAAGATGATCGCGCGGGTGTTCGCTGAAACCGGCGTCAAGGATTTGTTCTGGCTGTTGCACGCCACGATCCGCAAGCACGGCCAAAAGGCTGAAACGGTCAGGCTGCGGAACAACTGGACCTCGGTTGATCCGAGGGAGTGGAAAACCCGCAACGACATGACCGTGCAGGTTGGGGTTGGGGATGGTGGAAAATCCCAGCAGTTCGCACAGGTGCAGGCCATCGGCGCGGCCCAAGAAAAGCTGCTCATGGGCGGCAAGACCAACCTTGTAGGAGATCGGGAGCTTTACAATACAGCGGCCGAAATGGCTAGGATCATGGGGCACAAGAACCCGGACAAATTCTTCAACGATCCGAGCGCGCAAAATCCGGACGGCACGCCGAAGTATCCCGCGCCTCCTCCTCGGGTTGATCCGAAGGTGCAGGCTGTCCAGGCACAGTCCCAGGCCGATCAGGCGGAAATCGCGCTGAAGGCCCAACTTGACCAGCAAAAGGCGGCAGACGCAAAAGCCTTGGCAGAGGTTAAGGCCGATTTTGAAGCCAAGCTGAAGCTGCTCGAAGCGCATATCATGCTGGTGCAGGAAGGGCAGAAAGCCCGCAACAGCCAGCAGGAGCACCACGCCAATATGGCTGAGACCGCATTAGGAATGGTCGCCACGGCTCACGCGCACGATACCAGGATTGAGCAGATGAAACATCAGCCGAACAAGTCCGATGCCTGACGAGTTCAAACTTCACCAGATCGCCAAGCGCGCGGATGAGGCGAGGGCTCTCCTTGAAAACCCGTTGCTCGCGGAATCGTTCGAGAAGCTGAAGCAGACCTACATCGGTCAATTGATGGACACCAACGTCACACAATCCGATTTGCGGGACCGATGCTGGATGGCCGCCCGCGTGGTCGATGTCGTGAAAGATCATCTAACTGCAATCGTGAATAACGGCGTGGTTGCCAAGAGCGATCTTGACCGTCTTGCACAGGAAGCCCAGCGCAAAAAGCGCTTTGGCATAGTCTAAAGGAAAATCCATGAGTGATACCGCCAACTGGCAGCTTGCTGGATTGACTTCGCACATCTCGTTGATGCATCGGCCGTATGGCCCGCGCATCCATTTGAGCGATACAGCAGAGAGCGCGCCAGCGGGAATTGAACCCGCGCCGGTTATCTCGGCTCCAAATCTGGAGGGCGACAGCTTTTCAGTTGAGGAAGCCTTCGCGTCTTACCAGAACAAGAACAATCCCCCGGCAGATGGCGCGGACGACGCGACCGCCGGCAATGAATTGGCGGAAGCCAACCCGGAATCTCCGGAAACGGAGACGACCGCGGAAGACCAGGAGACCGAACCGGCCAAGCCGGCGATCGATCCTCCGAAGTCTTGGACGAAAGACCTGCATGACCACTGGGCAACCCTCGACCCCGCTTTACAGGAACACATTGTAACACGGGACAGGGAAGATCAGGCGGCTATCAAGCGATCTTTCAACGAAGCTGCTGAAGCCCGCAAAGCCGCAGAGGCAGAGCGAGCACAAGCGGAACAGGCGCGTAAAAAGTACGAGGAGAAGCTGCCGCTTCTGGAAAAGAAACTCCAGACGGTCGGCCCGTTCGCTGATGTCCAGTCCATGGAAGACCTGAGAAAGATGCAGGCGGAAGACCCCTTCCGCTTTCAGCAATATCAGCTCTATCAGTGGGAACAGCAGGCCGAACAGGCCGAACTGAAAGAAGCGGAAGGCCGAAAGCTGCAAGAGCGGATCGGCAAGCGTGGTGCATACGAGGCGGAGCAGAACAAGCTCCTGGCTGATTTGGTGCCGGAAATGGCAGATCCAAAGAAGGTCGGCCAAATGCGCGACGATGCCGTGAAGATGCTCGAAAATGACTTTGGGCTGAAAACCGATTTGCTTCAGCGCTGGATGAACGACGATGTTGGGCACGAGATCCTGTCCAATGCCGGCTTTCAAAAGCTTGTCGCCGATCAGTTGAAGGCCAAGGCCGTCAAGGCAGCCCCTCCGAAGGCCATCCCAAAACCTGTTCCCGCAGTGGTCAAACCCGGCATTGCCGCTCCTCGCGGAGCACAAGCAGCCGAATCCGTCCAAGCATCCCGCAACAAACTCTCCGGCTCCGGCTCGGTAGAAGACGCTTTTGCGCTCTATCAGGCCAAACGGCGCCGGTCCTAACCCTTAAAGGACTAAATCGATGACTATTCCCGTCAATGCCCAGACTACCTATCCCACGATCGGCAACCGCGAAGACCTCTCCGACGAGGTTTGGAAAATCTCGCCGACCGAAACCCCGTTCTTCTCGGCTATCGAAAAGATCGGTGCCAAGGCCGTCAACCACGAATGGCAGACCGTTGCATTGGATGCGGTCAACACCTCCAATGCCCAGCTCGAAGGTGATACCTTCGCTCTGCTCGCGTTGACGCCCACCGTTCGCCTTGGCAATATCCATCAGATCAGCAGCAAGGCTGGCGGCGTGTCACGTACCCAGCGATCGGTCAATCCGGCCGGCCGCGCGGACGAACTCGGCTTTCAGAAGATGCTCAAGGGTCAGGCCCTCAAGATCGATATTGACTCGATCATTTGCGGCACCAACCAGGCCAAGGCCGCCGGCAACGCGACCACGGCGCGTACCACCGCCTCGGTTATCTCGTGGATCAAGACCAACACCGACAAGGCAACCGCCGGCACCGCTGGCGTTGACCCTGCGGCGGCTGACGGTACGGGCACCCGCACCGACGGCACCCAGATTGCGTTCACCGAACTTCGCATGAAGAACGTGCTTAACAAGATCTGGACGCAGGGCGGCAAGGCCAATCTGGTCATGGCCGGCGCCTTCAACAAGCAGGCGTTTTCGACCTTCACGGGCCGTTCAACCCCGATGGAAGAGGCGAAGTCCAAGAAGATCGTGGCCGCGGTCGATGCTTACGAATCCGACTTCGGCAAGCTCAAGATCGTGCCGTCCCGCAACGTGCGTACCCGCGACGTGCTGGTACTCGAAACGGGCAAGTGGGCTATTGGCCATCTGCCGGGGTCCGCAATGGTTTCCGAAGACCTTGCGAAGGTCAGCGATACCGAGCAGTTCGCGATTGTGAGTGAGTATGTTTTGGAAGCTCGCAACGAAAAAGCCTCCGGCGGCGTTTTCGACAATACCGTCTCGTAAGCCTTCATCATCAACCTCGGCCGCTCCTCACGGGGCGGCCTTTCCTTTGGAGGCTTAAATGCCACTCGTTAAACCGCGGCCACTCAATGAAGTGCCGCTTGCGACTAATACCACCTCGATCGCAACTACTCCCGTTGCGGCAACCACGATTGCGACCGAGAGCGGCTTTGTCCAGCGCGTGATGGCCGCTGCCGGCGGCACGACCACGGGTACCATCACGGTAACCGTTATCATCAACGGCGGCTCGGATATCGCGGCGGGTGCCTTGACGATCCCGGCGGCTACTGGTGCCCGCGCCGGGTCCGTTGTTGAATTTGCCATGGTCGGCGCGTCGTCCGGTGTGTTCGTCAACGAAGGCGACTGCATTACCTTCACGCCCTCGGGCGGAACGGGGGCGACCATTCCCGGCGCCTTTGCTCTGGTTCTCCGCTCAATCACTTAACCCCGGCGCGCATCTTCAGGGTGCGCGCTCCTCTTTGAGGATCAATCCCGCATGTCATTCTTTTCGAAGAAGGGCTCCTCTCGCCAAGGCGCGTCGCAGAATGTTGCATTCGCAGCAGCCGGCGGGGCGTCCGCTGCATCAACCGCGTTTGGTTCGCAAACCTATCAAATTCGCGTTTCGGTGTCGGGTACAGGCTTTGTAGCCGGAACCGGAGGCGTCCGCGTCCGGATCGGAGACGGAACGCCAACCGCTGGTGCAACCGACACGTTTGTCCCAAATACCCTCTTTGAATACTTCATTGTTTCACCGGGTCAGAAAATTGCCGTCCTCGGCAACGATGCCGGCGTGGGCAATCTAAGCGTGACGGAAATGTCTTGATCGAACTCCTCGAACAAATCCTCAAACATCTGGAGAAACACCACATGAGCGACTTTGCCAAGCTGACCGCTGACCTCGCTGAACTTTCCGCGAAGGTTGACACCCTCATTGCCAAGCAGGCCCCGCCTCCGGTCGATGAGCAGCCGGCGGTTGATGCGGCCGACGCTGCCGTTCAGGCGATCATCGCGAAGATCCCGGCCTGATATGACCGCGTTTCTTGTCGGGGAGGAGAAAGACCTCCTTCAAACCCAGCTTCATATTGATGAGGCCGACAAGACGTTCACGCTGAACCGCGTGCAGGATGTTGAACCGCACCTGGATTATAACAAGTTCCTCCAGTCGCTAAAGCAAACAAGCGACTGGGGGCGGTACGTCGCGCATGTCCCCAATATCTTCCTTGAGAAATGGCTACGGGAAGAATGGGACCGCGGCAACGTGAACCTGCGAATTTTTACCCCGGAATTTGATCAACTCATCGATAGCAAGATCAAAGACCCCGATTGGAAATTCCTGCGGACGGACAGCCAGCAGGTGCAGGGCTTTTTGGGATTCGGTAGCTGATGACCCTAATCACCGGCTATGCATCCCTTCAAACCACTGTCACGGAATATCTGGCCCGTGACCAGGACACAACCTTGATTGCGCGGATTCCGACGTTCATCCAGTTATTTGAAGCAAAGATGAACCGGGCGTTGTTCGTGCGGCAGATGGAAGCGCGGTCAGTGACCACAGTTGACACGACCACCACCTCGCCGGAAATGATATCACTGCCGCCCGATTTCCAGTCGATGCGGCGCATTCGTCTTTCCAGCGTATCGGGCAAGCCGCATCTGTCATTCCTATCTGGTACGCAGATGGATGAGTTTCGAACCTGCTCAGCCAACGCGGCCGGGCAACCGCGGTATTTCACCATCTTCGGAAGCGAGATCGAATTAGCCCCGACCCCGGATCAGAACTACACCATTGAGATGGTCTATCGCCAGAACATTCCAGCACTCGCGACGAATGATCCGAACTGGCTGATTACGCTCGCGCCGGATCTTTATCTCTACGGTGCATTGCTCGAATCCGCGCCTTACATCAAGGAAGACGCGCGCATTCAGACGTGGGGCCTCGGGCTGAAAGCTGCGCTGGATGATCTGAACAGTCTCGGTTTGGTTTCGACCTTCAACGCCGGGCCAATGCAAATGCGCGCTTCGGGTGTGACGCCATGACGGCATGGACACCTGTGGCAAAGCAGGGCGAGACTTGGACCGTAGAAGCGCAAACGACCGCTCGCACCTTTTCGCCTCTGACATTTTCGCGGCGTCCTGTTTTCGATACTGGGCCAAGTGCTGGCATTTGGGATACGAAGGTGAAGCAGTCCGAAATATGGACAGTTGAGCCCTGATGGCAATCGTCATCGTCAAACATCATCCAAGCGGTGGTCCGGCTGATCCCTTAGCGCTAGTGGATGGTCCGACTTATGACGCCGATCCGCATATCGTCGCGGGTCTTGAAAACGTCCCGAACGTAGACACCACGAACGCAAGCAACATCACTAGCGGAACGCTTGATCCGGCAAGATTACCAAACCCAATAATCACCGGCTCTCTCGCGGGCGGAACTGCCGCCGGTTCTTCCCTGACGTTGCAGTCTACCACCAATGGCGCACCATCAGGCGATACGACAAATGTGTTGGGATCAACGATCAATCTCAAAGGTTCGATATCCGAAGCACAGACTATAAATTTGGGTGGGGCAGGCGGTGGTGTAACGGTCAACATCGCGGCGGCGGGTGACGGGCTGAACGCACTGAACGTATTCAACGCTGCAGGTGGCAAACAGGTTTGGGTGCCCGGCGCGGGTTCAGGCACCACTCCGGGAACGATCACCTTTCCAGCCGCTACGGACACCCTTGTCGGCAAGGCCACGACTGACATATTAACGAACAAGACGCTCGTTGCACCGGCATTGGGAACACCTGCATCCGGCGTCGCCACCAATCTGACGGGCACGGCGGCGGGCCTGACCGCAGGCACTGTTACGACCAATGCCAACCTGACCGGGGCTGTTACCTCGGTCGGGAATGCCGCCTCTCTCGGCTCTTTCACGAGCGCCCAACTTGCCGCCGCGCTGACGAACGAAACAGGGAGCGGTGCCGCGGTCTTTGGAACATCCCCGACGATAGCAGCGCCGAATATAACGGGCCTCATTACCGCGAGCGGCGGCCAGATTGCATTCCCCGCGACGCAAAATCCGTCAGTCGATCCCAACACGCTTGACGATTACGAAGAAGGGACTTGGACTCCCGTTCTGACCTTCGCGACGCCGGGAAATCTCAGCGTTTCATACTCGCTTCAAGATGCCAGCTATACGAAGATCGGGAACCGCGCTTGCATCAGCTTCGTCATCGTCACCTCTGCATTCACCTTCACGACCGCTTCCGGAAATATGCTGGTCAACGGCCTTCCGTTCGCCTCAAGCAACGCCTCAGCTAATGCCAGATGGTACTCACCCATTATTTTTTCAGGAATAACGAAGGCGGGTTATACCTCGATAGTTGGCGCTCTGCTGCCGAACACGACGCAATTGCAGTTTCTGGCGTCAGGCTCTGGGTTGGCCGTCTCCAATATCGCGACAACAGACACGCCGACGGCCGGCACAATGTTTATCGGCGGCGTCATGGTCTACAACGTATAGGACTAAAAGATGCTGACAGAACAAGTCAATCCGACTGACCGTATTGAGATTCTATCGGATGGCTCCCTTCAAATACGCGAAACGACTATAATCTTGCGTGATGGAGTTCCGGTTTCTTCGCCGATCTATCGCCGCTATGTCCTTGCTCCGGGTAGCGACCTGTCCAGTAAGGACGGGCGTATTGCGGCAGTCGCGGGGTTAGTTTGGACCGATGATGTTGTGAAGGCATATATTGCGGCACAAGCGGTTGAAGTGGTCTAATGCCGCTTCTCCAATACTCGGATTGGCGCCCTGATACCACGGACTATGAGGGAACAAGCGTTCACAATATCCAGAACGTGCAGCCCCGCGGCGACGGCTACGGCCCAGTCCAAAGCTTCTCTGCGTACACGCAGGCGCTTCCCGCAGCGTGCAGGGGCGCTTTCTACGCCCTGAAATCTGACGGGACTGTCATCACCTTCGCAGGGACTGTTGACCGGCTCTATCAGATCAACAACACTGACTATACATGGAAGAATGTCAGTCTCCCCGCCGCTGTGTCCTCGATCTCGAATGCAAGCCCTGCGGTCATCACCTATACCAACACCTTTGTCGCAAATGACCCGGTGGTGCTGTCTACCTCGGGAACACTCCCAACCGGATTGACTGTCGGCACAACCTACTATGTCAGCGCTACGGGCCTCTCAGGAAGCGTTTTAAGCGTCTCAGCTACTCCCGGAGGGGCGCGGATCAATACCACTGGAGCGGGCTCCGGAACGCATTCGATCACCTCGATTTATTCCAGTCTGAGTGCTACCGCGCAATGGCAATTCGCGCAATTCGGCAATCTCGTCTTCGCAACGCAGGCCAACGCGGTGTTGCAAGTATTCGACCTCAGTTCTGCCAGCGCCTTTGCTGTCTGCGCTGGATCTCCACCGCAAGCCGCTTATATCAGTGTGGTTGGCCGGTTTCTTGTGCTCTCTGGTTTGCTCTCGGCAGCCTATCGCATTCAATGGTCCGGACTCAATGCCACGACGACATGGACAAGCGGGGTTAACAGTTCGGACTTTCAGGACTTCCCCGATGGCGGCGTCGTTCGTGGCGTGGCCGGTGGGGAATCCGGGATCATCTTTCAGGACCAGGCCATCCGGAGAATGTCCTACGTTCCGGGTTCGCCGATCATCTTTCAGATTGATCGTATCACGCAGGACAAGGGATTGTTCGCGCCGTACTCGATCATCCGGGCTGGTGAGATTATCTTCTTTTTCGCGGGTCAAGGCTTTCACAAGATCGTCCCTGGTGGGGTTCCGGAACAGATCGGCCGTGAAAAGGTGGACCGGACTTTTCTGACCGATCTCGACAAGGGCAATCTGCAATTGTTCATGGGCGCGGCAGATCCTCGGTCAACGCGCATCTATTGGGCTTATCGTTCGGCGAACGGCATCAACCCGGCAAACTATGACAAGTTGCTGGGCTATGACTTCCTGCTGGATCGGTTCTTCCCGATTTCGGCAACGGGGGAATATCTGCTGGGGATTTCGCAAAGCGGGCTGACGCTGGAAAACCTGGATGCAATTTCATCCTCAATTGATGCCCTGACGCTTTCGCTCGATTCCTACGCTACCGCGGTTCAGCCGCAGATCGCGCAGTTCAATGGCTCACATGTCCTCGGGTTTTTCAACGGGGCGAATCTGGAAGCGACGCTGGAAACCGCAGAGCAGGGCGCTGACGGCCAAAGAGTGACGCTGAGGGGTTTTCGCGCCATTACGGACGCGCCGACGCTTTACGGTTCGGTGACGTACAGGGATACCCAATCAGCCCCGTCAATCAGCGGAGCGGAAGTGCTGGTGAGCGCGAGAACCGGACGCTGCGACATGATGCGAGATGCACGATATATCCGCTACAAGACGCGCATTCCAGCGGGAACGACATGGACCTTTACGGCGGGTATTGAACCTGACGTTACCACGAATGGCACGCTTTAATGGTTGCCTATGTTCCGGAGATTAATGAAACTGATCTCAAGAAGATCAATCTATCACTTCAACAGATAGCGGCCGGCAGATCGAACGCGACGGGAACAGTAACCCTCCGGACATCGAATGCAACAACGGTCGTCGTTCCAAATCAGAGCGGCATGATTGCCGCGGCTTCCGTAACGCCATCGGGGAATGCATTGCCACCGTCTCAAGTCATCCTGACCCCGACGACAGCGGCGGCGGCAGCAGAACTGGCAAGCGGCAATATGTATGTCTCTGCGGTCGCAAAGGACACATTTACGATTGCGCACACCAATTCAGCGACGGCCGGGCGAACGTTCGCTTATGCGATTTTGGGATGACGATTGATCTGGTCTGCGTAAATCCCAAAAACGTCAACAACATCTGGCCGCAGGCGAGACACCTCATCAAATCCGCAATCGAGCAAACCGGGCTTAGCGAATTTGCCGACATCGAACATGCGGTTTTGTGCGGCGATCAGCTTTTGTGGCTGGCGCTGAGCGATCACGTCGAGGCGGCGGCGACCACGCATCTAATCCGGACATCCGGAAAGCCGGTCCTGATCGTGACAGCATGTGCAGGCGATCACATGGAGCGCTGGTTACCATTGCGTCAACGTGTCGAGAGCTATGCCAAGGCTGAAGGCTGTTCCTGCATTCGTCTGTATGGGCGAAGGGGATGGGAGCGCACGTTGAAAGACTATCGCGTCGAATACATCATCATGGAGAAAAATTTGTGAAGCGGAGCTTTGAAGGAAAGCATTTCGGTCGATGGACAGTATTGTCCGAGCCGATAGACCGCCAGTGCCGCTGCGTCTGCGATTGCGGGACTGCACGCCTTGTAAACAAATATTCACTTTCGAGGGGCGACACCAAAAGCTGTGGTTGCCTGAATAGAGAGGCGGCCGGAGAAGCTTTTTCGAAATACGGCGGCTACTCAAAGGTTAGAAAAGCCAATTACACTGAATCTAGAGCTTATGGAAATATGATCTATCGGTGCCTCAATCCTAATGCACAGGGTTATGAGGACTACGGCGGTCGGGGCATTACCGTCTGCAATCGATGGCTTTATGGGGAAAATGGCGTTCCTGGGTTTGATTGTTTTTTGGCTGATATGGGGAACAAGCCGTCGCCAAAACTAACTCTCGATCGTATCGAAAATGATGACGGATATTCGCCTGAAAATTGCAGGTGGGCGACGCGCAAGATGCAAGCGAACAATCGGCGGATGCCACGCCGCGAATATAAGGAAGCAGCATAATGGGCGGACAAAGCAGCACGAGCCAGACCCAATCATCTACGACCGCACCTTGGGCAGCCGCTCAGCCAACGGTCAACGGCATCCTCGGACAGGTCAATACCGGCCTCAACAATACCGGCGTGACCGGCGCTGAAAACGGAGCCTTCAACACGATCGAGAACAACGCCAACGCAGCGTCAGCTAACTACGCGCCGGCTGTTCAGGGTTATGCTACGTCGCTTTTGGGCGGCGGCGGCGCAACCAATCAGGCCGGCAACGTCAACCAGAACTATCAGAACTATTACAACCAGACCAATCCGCTGGCGTCAAACACGGACTATAACCCGTACAACACGCCGGGATTCAAGGACGCCATCAACACGATGACTTCCGACATCACGAACAATACCAATGGATCGTTCGCGGCGGCCGGACGGGATTTCTCAGGTGCCAATTCGCAGGCGCTTGGCCGTGGTCTCTCGCAAGGCGTCGCTCCGACCATCGCGGCGCAGTACAATACGAATGTAGGCCAGCAGCAGGGCGCGGCTGGCAATCTCTACAACGCCGGCAACACCAATGCGGGCATCCTCTCGGGAATGCAGCAGCAGTACCTCACCAACCAAGGGCAGGGCGTGACTGCGGCCGGGCAGGCGACGGATGCTGCGAACGCCGGCGCCAACGCGACCTTGCAGGCGGAAGCGCAGCGCCGGGGCATTCCGGTACAGGCGCTCGGGCTGTTATCGCAGATTGGTATTCCAATTGCGGGCCTTGGTTCGCAGAGCACGGGCCAGTCAAATGGAACGCAGCAGATGAGCGGCGCGCAGCAGTTTGCGATGCTCGGTCAAGGCGCTGGCGGTTTCGGCAAGCTGTTGTTCGGTTAAGGATTGAAATAGATGGGCTTGCTTGACGCGCTCTTTCAGTCCGACAGTTACGGCGGCCAAGGCGGGGGTTTGCTCGATTTGATCCGCAGCACTCAGGCGCAGAATAGTCAGTATCAGCCGGGTACTGGCTTTCCTCCTGATGCGCCTCCCGCCAGTTTTGCAGATCGCTACTCGGCATTGCCCGGCGCCCCTCCCGCGTTCAATCCGGCACCGCGTCAACTCGATAGTGCCAGTTTCGATCCATCAACCTTTGCGCCAAATCAGGCTGGACCGATCGCGGTTGGTGGCTATCAGATGCCGCGCGCAGGCGATGCAGGACAGTACCAGCCGCAGCAGGCCGCGCTTCCGCCTAATCCGCAGCCTCCGACCGCGCCGTCAACCGATATTTCGGCGCAGAGCCGCCAACCGCAGCCGCAAGCTCCCCAGCAGCCTCTCCCGCCCGCGCTCGGGGGCAACTCATTCGGCGGCAATCTCGGGGCCAGCCTGCAAAGCTTCACCAATACGCCGGGGGGCTTAATCAACAAGCTAGTTGGCGGTACGTCGGCTCTGCTCACTGGCGATCGGACGGACCCGGCGGGGGTAACGCAGCAGAACCTTAAAGCTCAATATCAAGCCGTTCAGCAGACACTCCTTCAATCCGGCATGTCTCCGCAGGAAGCAAATTCCAAGGCGATGTTGGCCGTGATGAACCCGGAGGCCGGGAAGACTATTCTCCAGGAAGCCCTGACCAGCAAAGAAAAGTACGGCATCACCAGTGAAGACCCGTTTGCTGGCAAGAAATACGGCTTCATTAACGAGCGCGATCAGACGGTCAATGGCAAGCCGATTAATGCGCAGGGCGACGGTTCATCTACCCCGCTCGCTGACATGGAGAAGGCCAAGGCGGCAGGCGTGCAGGGTGAGGCGCTTTATGAGTATCTGCCGAAACAGATTGCCCCAATGGTCAAGGCCATGATCGAGGGGCGACAGCCGCTTCCAACTGGTGCGGCGATGCGTAATCCGGCCACGCTAGCCTTGATCGACGCGGCCCATTCGGTCGATCCGACCTTTGACGCGACAAGCTGGGGCGCGCGCTCTGCCGGCGCAAAGGACTTCACGTCCGGCAAAAGCTCCGAGATGGTCCGCGCTGCAAACCAGACGCTTGCGCATGTCGGGTCCCTTTTGGATTCGATGGACAATCTGCATAATCGAAGTATGCCGGCATGGAATGCCGTTGGCAACGCGGTCAGCGAAGGGTTTGGCAGCGGAGAGCAGGGCGCGTTCCGAACGAACGCTCACGCTGTCGCGGAAGAAATGTCCAAGGTGTTTAAGGGCGCAAACCTCTCGGATTCTGAAATCCGCCATTGGGAGCAAAATCTTTCGGAAAATATGTCACCCGCTCAGCAAAAGGCGCAGATCGGAAAGCTTTCTGAATTGCTGCATGGCTCACTTCAGGCATTGGAAGAAAAGCGCGTCGCGGCTATCGGGCCGATGGCGGCTGAAAAAGCTGGGCCGGTTATTAAGTCCGAAGGCCAAGCCGTTCTAAAACGTATTGACGAATGGGTGAACCGGAACGGCGCGCAAGCTGCGCCCGCTGCATCCGGCATTCCATCCGGTTGGTCGGTGAAAGTCCACTGATGCCGACTTTTGAACTTACTTCGCCAGAAGGAAAAACTTACTCAGTCGATGGGCCGGATGGGGCCACGCCAGAGCAGGCTTTCCAGATATTGCAGCAGCACCTCGGAGCTACTCCGCAAGTCGGAATGGGCGAGGATGCAGCAAAGAGCGTTGCGGCCGGGCTTGGCAATGCGACAATCGGTACTCTTGGGGGCCTCGGGGACATTCGCTCGCTGGCATCTCGAGGTGTGGATGCTGCCGGCGCAAAGCTCGGGTTTGATCCATCGACGGTTAAAAATGCGATATCTGGCGCTGCAAACATGACGCCGTTTGGCGCTGTAATCAACAATGCCCCGACTTCCCAGCAGGTTCGATCTACCGTCACTGATCCGATCGTCAATCCTGACTATCAGCCCCAGACAGGGCTTGGCAGCGTCCTAAAGACTGGCGCGGAGTTTCTGCCGGGAATGGCCGATCCTGAATTGGCTGGGCCGGCCGCGTTCAAGGCGGCGGCAAAGCTGTTCGCAACCCGCGTTGCCGCTCCTGCTCTCGCAAGTGAAGGCGCTGGCGCGCTCACGAAGGGAACTGACGCTGAACCCTATGCGCGTGTTATCGGCGCGCTCGCAGGAGGCGCTGGCGCCAGCAAGATTGCCAACTCGATGTCAGAGGCGCGGGCTTTAAGGGCAGCAACGCCAGCCTTAGCAGACGTGAAGGCCGATGCTTCTAATACTTACGACGCACTGACAAGCCGAAATGTCGCTATTCCGATCCATCAATCGACGCTGGATAATCTCGCCTCCGATATTACGACAACCCTAAATAATAAGGGCATTCGGCCATCAACGGCGGAAAGCATCCATAAGGCGGTTGAGGAAATCAAGTCGCCCGCTACTGCTGGCGCGGCAGACGTTGCTGATCTCGTCGCCGCCCGTCAGAATGTCAAGGGCCTGCTTACCTCTCCCGATGCCAACAAGGCAGGGGCATTTGTCGCTCTCGGCAAGATCGAAACCGCGATTGAACAGAACTCGCCCGGCACTATGAAAAGAATCCGGGAGGCGGACAAGAACTGGGGTGCCATGAGGGCCAACGAGGCCCTTGATAAGAAAATGGCCCGCGCCGATCTCAGGGCTGCTGGTGCCGATTCTGGCATGAACGTGGGCAACAAGATCAGGCAGAAGGTAGCCGATCTCTTGTTGAGCAATGAGGCAAAATTCCTCCCGGCAGAAACCAAGGCCGATCTGGAAAAGATCGTTCGCGGAACATGGACGCAAAACGGAATGCGGCACGTTGCAAACCTCCTCGGTGGCGGCGGCGGTCTAGGGATGCTGGTCAGCGGTTCGGCGGGTTATGAGGCTGGCGGCGTTCCCGGCGCGATAGCAGCGGGTCTAGCTGGCCGGGGCTTCAAGATGGCAAATAATCGTTCGGTTCTGAAGCAGGCAGAACAGGCCGCGCAGAACATCCGTCTTCGTTCTCCACTCGGTCAGCAAACACCATTTGTGCCTCCTCCCAAAACTAGCGTGGCGCTGTCAGCGTTGTTGCCGGCGCTTCTTGCCCGCCCAAAGCAGTAAATTACTAAGGGCAACAGTCGCGAGAAGTGCGGCGATGAATCCTAGTATCGACGTGAGATAAACGTTCGGCGTCCATTTCCAATAAATGTTGGACGCCATCACAGCGAACACAATCGAACATTGAAAAGCGAACCACATGGCTCTCGTTGACTCCATAGTCGGCGCGGAAAGCGGCGGCGATCCAAACGCCCAAAATCCGAACTCGTCTGCAATGGGGGCGGGGCAGTTTCTCAGGGGAACTTGGCTTGACACCCTCAAGGCAGCGCGCCCCGATCTGGCGCAAGGAAAGTCGGACGACGAATTAGCGGCACTCAGGTCCGACCCTGAATTATCCCGTCAAATGACGGAAGCTTATGCAACTCAGAACCAAGCCACTCTATCAAAAGCCGGGCTCCCTGTAACCCCCGGCACAACGTATCTGGCGCATTTCGCAGGGCCTGGCGGGGCGGTAAAACTCCTCCAGGCTGATCCAACCGCTTCGGCTGCGGACATCCTCGGTCCCGCCGTCGTCAAGGCCAATCCGTTCCTAGCTGGAATGACCGCCAAGGACGTACAGGCGTGGGCAGACCGGAAGATGGGCGGAAGTGCCCCCCAACCGCAAGCCCCACAGGCGAGTCCCGCAGCCCCAGCAAATGCCCCTCCCGGCCAACCTCTAAACCTGATCCCGCAACAGGCCCCGCCGATCTTCGCCCAACAGCCCCAAGCTGCGCCGCAACAGCAGGCAGCAGCTCCCGCCCCATTCGAGCAAATCCCGCCAATGCAGCAGGCCCCGATCTTCTTCGCGCCCCGACGCTCGCCTGACATATCGAAACTCCGCGCCGCGTTCGCGCCACCTACTTTCCGAAGAGGCTAATCAATGACGCTATACAAGTGGAGCCAAACTGCGGCAAACGACGCCTCGGCAGACCCTTCGATCAACTGGATGGAAGGACAAAGCCCTTCCAGTATCAACGATTCCGCCCGCGCGATGATGGCTGCGACTGCAAAATACCGCGATGACACCGCCGGCAGGATCGTCACGGCCGGAACTTCCACGGCCTATACCGCGACATCCAATCAGATCTTTGACTCTGTTGCTCATATGACCGGGATGGAAATTGCGGTCATTGTCCACGCAACCAATGGCGCTGCCCCCACGTTCAACGTTGATGGCCTTGGGGCGCTCCCGATCAGCACGGCGGCCGGCGTAGCTGTCCCGGCGGGAACGATGATTGCGAACTCTGCCTATTCGCTCTTCTGCAATGCCTCGGAATGGCTGCTCAAAGGCTTCTATGGTAATCCGTACAACATCCCGATCGCGGGAATGATGGACTGGATCGCTCCTGCCGTTCCCAACAGCAATTTCGTTTTCCCGATCGGGCAGGCGATCAGCCGGACAACCTATGCGACATTGTTTGGTCTGGTCGGGACGACCTACGGCATCGGGGATGGTTCAACCACGTTCAATGTGCCTGATCTGACCGGGCGCGTTCCTGTCATGAAAGAGGCGAGCGCGACGCGGCTTACCTCTACTTATTTTGGCGGCAACTCGACTGTGCTTGGCGCGGTCGGGGGGTTGGAAAGCAATGCTCTTACGCTTGCTCAAGTGCCGACCGGCATCACGTCGAACGGAACGCTTTCGCTTAGCGGACCCGCCAGTTATCTCTTCAATTTGAACAACGACTTGACCGGGTTCAGTTCCACATCGGGCGGAAACGTGTTTCTCGCGTTTCCGCAGAGCACGACCCATTCCGTGGGTGGCGTAAACGCAAGCGGTACGGTCACGTCAAACAACACCAGTGGCACTGCACATAACAACGTGCAGCCAACAATAATAGTTAACAAAATCCTACGAATTATTTGAGTTTAAATCGAAACCAGTCTAAGCCTCGTTCGGTCAGATAATGGTTGGCGTGGGCGGCGAGGAACGAATTTTCCTGAATTGCCGTCCTTTCGTATCGGACTATCTTCTCTTTGATGGAGATGGGTCCGGGCCCGTTGTCGCTCAAGAATGAGACCTGCACATCTTTCTCTGCCGCGTGAGAGATGAACATGCGATCCCAGAGCATCTTCTTGGCGCCGATGCCGCAAAGTTCGTGAAGGGTCCGCTCTGGATCGGGAGAGAAGTGCAGCGCACCATTCGAGTGCATCACGTCAATGTAGCCAAGCCAGTCTTTGGCTTCTGAAATTCGAGTGAAGAACTGCAATCTATCGGTCGCAAGTTCTTTCGCTCTTTCGACCATCGCGGCGGTTTCGACAACTGCCCACCGTACATCTTGCGAGCGTGCTTGTTTGTAATGCAGGCCGCAACCCCCGCCAAAATCTAGAACCGTTGTCGCGCCATGCATCTCAGGCCAATCGCCTGCAGGTTCGTAAACGAGCGTCTTTCTGAAAATGACATCCACAAGTTCCGGTTGTTCGTAACCCTCGATTGTTTCGGAGGGGCGGAACAGGCGGCGTTTAACGGCTGATATCAACTGGCGCATAGCGCTACCTACCACCACAACCCCACAGCGAGCAATAGATGACCGCAGCGACTTACGACGCTGCCATGGTCCGCGTTTTTGCGGACGAAGGCGGCTATACGAACGATCCGGTGGACCCCGGCGGGGCTACTAATTTCGGAATTACGATCTTCGATGCCCGGAAATACTGGAAACCAGACGCCACGCCGGCCGATGTCAAGGCGATGCCAAAGAGCGTCGCCAGCGATATCTACCGCCAGCACTACGCCAATCCAATGCGATACGACGACCTCCCGGCAGGCTTCGATTATTCGGTCTTGGACGCCGCTATCAACTCCGGTGCCGGAAGGGCTCCAGTCTGGGCAGGCAAGGCGCTGGGGGCGTCCGTCAAGGGGATTGGCGATGTAGTGCCGCTCGCCAATGCGGCCCCTGACAAGGTGTCCCTGATCCAGAAATACTGGGCTGTCCGGCTGTCCTTCCTGCATGGCCTTCGTACATGGAGCCATTTCGGGGGCGGGTGGGGCAGGCGCTGTGCACAGGGTGAAGCCGCCGCGGTTCGCATGTGGCTCTCGATCGGGGCGGCAATGTCAGCACCGGATGCCCGCAAGAAGCTGGACGAGGAATCCGCCAAGGCCAAGGCCAAGGTCAAGAAAGCCGGGACCGGAGCCGCTACGGCGGGGACTGGCGGCGCTGTGGCTCCCGCTGGCATCGATTACTCCAGCCTGACCGGAAAAATCCTTCTCGCCCTTTTGCTCGCCGGTCTGGGTGTTTTGATTGTCTACCTCATTCGACAAGCCATCCTTCATTCACAACGAGCCGAGGCTTACGCCAAGGCATAAGGAGCTATCATGCATGAAACCGTGACAGTTGGAATGATCGTGTGGCCGCTGCTCGGCTTGCTGGGCATCGCAGTAGTGATTGGCATTGTCATTTATGTACTTTCGATCTTTGCCGACGCCTTCAAACATTAAGGAAATAATCACATGTGGTCTCTGTTTTTCATTCTGCCCGGTCTGATTTTCGGGTACTTCTTTTTCCTTCGTCCGGTCCTCAAGGCCATTCCCGCGTTCAAGGCTTTCTATGCGGGAGCTGATGGTTTCTGGGCCAAGGTCAAGGCGCTTGGCGGAAACTCGCTGACGATCGCGTGGGGATATTTCATGGCGGCGGTCGGTGTCATTGCCCAATGGATCGAGCCGCTGGGGACCATGCTCGGCGATCCCGATATCAAAACCCAGATCACCAATACGTTGCAGGCCAATCCGCAGATCCTCGGCTATGTGCTGATGGGGATTTCCGCCTTGACGATTGCTGCGCGGTTGCGCTCGATCGCGAAAGGCTGATCCCCCATGTGGATGGCAATCATCTCCTTTATTGGAGGCCCGGTTATTTCCGGGCTCATCAAGGCGTATCAGGCCAAGCTTCAAGCCGGGAACGTCGAGAGCAAGATCGCGGCTGATCTCGCCGCTTCTGAAATCGCCGCACAGACGCTCGAAACGCAGGCGATCACCAACCTGAAGATAGCAGAGATTGGGCACCCATGGGAGCCTGAAAAGCTCGCGTTCTACATCGTGCTCGTATTCTTTGCGAAGTGCGTTGTCTGGGACACTATCCTTGGACTTGGCACAACGCCGGCACTCAAGGGCGATGTCAGTATTTGGGCCGGCCTTGTGATGTCGTTTTACTTCGGGAAGCGTACCTTCGAAAACGTCGCTCGAATTATTAAACGATAGGGATCGGAATCCAGGAATGACATTCGATCCAACTATCAACGTCGGAAACATGATCGTCGTCGTGTTGACGCTGATCGGGTTTATCGGCGGCTGGTACAAATTCGGCGGCCGTCTCGACATGCTGGAATATCGCGTCAAGGCAATCGAGGATACGCTCAAACTCATTGCTACGGCGATCGAAAAGCAGAACGCCAATGAAAGGCAACTGGCCCTTGTCGATCAGCGCGTGACTACCGCAGAGAGCCTGATTGAAGTCGTCTCCAGAGAGATTTCCGATCTTCGCCGGGGGGAGGGCTGGATTCAAGCGCCACGCCGGGCAAACCTCGATGGAGAATACAAGAGGGAATGAACATGAAATCCCTCCTTCTCGCGGTCGCGCTCTGCATCCCAATCCCCGCACACGCCGACGAACCAAAGCTACCCAACGGCCTGACCTGTGAAGACGTGCGCCGAACCGTGGCTGAAATCGGCAAGGTGAGAGCGCTGGCACTGGCTTTGGAGAATGGGGTGACATTTGCTCAAATACGCGAGGCGCGCAGATGTTTACGGTAATCGGCATCTTCATGCTGTTCGGCGGCGCTTGGGTCTGCACCCAAAACACCCAGTCCAAGTTCGCGCCTTCGATCATGGTTGCGGGCGGCGTGATGCTGATCTGGAAAGCGTTTTCGTAGTCACCAATCGCCGGTACGTTCCAGCCGGCGGTAGCTCGAAACTCTGGAACGCCCTCCTGACGAAACTTAGCCCGGTGGCCGAAAGGTCATCGGGTGTTTTTTGCTGCTTGGCCAGGATCGTTAGAGTCCTAGAACGGTATTTCGTCGTCGCTTACCGGACGACGCCGCGGCACGATCGACCAAAGCCAATCCTTCAGATCCCGCCACCATCGCCAGCGATTCCATTGCGCTTCTATCCGCTGGTATGCCGCCTCATGCTCGGCCTGCGCCTGCATCTCTTCGTTGGATAGCATCCGGCGCTCACCGCAGCGCTCGCATGTCGCCATTCCCGTCAGGATATCGCTATCCCAATAATCGTGATCGCAAAAATCGTCTGTGTATTCCCACTCGTCTGGATCGTAGACCATCGGTCTTGTCCTCTTCGCTTACCACCACGGATGCCGTGGCGGCCATCCGCTAATGCGCCAGGCTGTCATGCGAGCAATCTCCGGGATCGGAATCGGCTGCGCCATATAGGCGTCGCGGTGGTGGCGATACCACGTCCAGACATGCTCATCTTGTTGCATCTGTCGATTCCTGTTTAGGATCGCGAGAGTGGGAATCGGCGGGTATAAACCTCGTCGATTGATCTCTGTGCGCCCTGCAATTTTGCGTCATCGTTTATATCGTCGTACATCGGGCGCGTGAAGGCGATCAGCCGATAGGCCCATCGCAGTGCTACTTTGTCCAACCAATTTCTCATGTTATCCTCTCTGCCTGCTCAAGACCGACGCACTGGGGCAAAGCGCGGCCGGTTTAATTCGTACCCCGATTTCAGCCCGAGGCGATATGCGCGGCCCATGACGGCGCTCTCCGGTCGTCCAACATACTCGGCTGCCTTCCTGAAAGACATCTTCAAGCCGATGGCCTCTTTGAGCCTTGCGTCATCTGCCGGCGTCCAATGGACGATCTTTGATGGCCTCGCCCAAGTCCGGCCCAACCAAATGTCGCTGACTGTCGATTCCGATATCCGGTATTGCTCGGCAATCTGCCATTGGGTTTTATGCCCTTTAAAGCTCTGATCTCGTCGGCCAAGGCGAGGGATAGGCGCCCCTTGTTTCCGGTATCCGTCTTCGCTTGAGTTCCATGCTCCCGGCAGTCAAGTTGATTTTCTGACTGCGTTTTCCAGGCGAGGTGCTTGGGATTCACGCAGCCTAAATGCCCGTTCCCGCATGAATGGGCGGCTTGGTGGGCGGGCGTAGGAGGCTCGCCGTGGACGAGCTCGCACATAAACCGATGGGCGTAATAGCCCTTGCCGAGATAGACGAAGGTGCCATAGCCCCGCGTTCGTGAGAATGGCCACATCAGGCACCAATCGTCATGTTGGTAGGCCTGATGATCGCGAATCCACTGGATCGTTTTGCCGTTGCCTTTGGTGGTCATCGCGTCCTCAAGAGCGTGAGAGTGGGTCTAAAGATCCTCGGTCAGCAGCGGGTAATAGTTGGATGGGTCGCATCCAGAAGCCAGAACCATGCATAAGGTCCAGCGTCAGTATCCAAGCAAGCGTGATGCGTCGGAGGTAGATCAAATACTCGAAATGAAAGGTTAGGGCGATCGAGCACCCGCATAGGCCGCGCGCCAAGGGCTTTCGCGAGCTCGATTGAGCATCTGACCTTGAACAGAGATTCCATCCTATCCACGCTCTCCATTCGAAAGTAACTGGCCCCGGTCGGGGGAATCTAACCCCCTGTTCGGCCTATCTCGCTGCCCGCCATGGACGGTCGGCTCGGTCGAGGGCTCTGCAACAGCACCGGGTAAAACCATTAGCGCGGCGTCCCGTCAGGCTGGCGGGTGATCGCGACGTTCGCCCACATGGCATTGGAACGATGGCCGCGGATGACGAATGTCTTATCGGGGCCGTCCGGCAGATTGGCCTCAAGGGCCTCGCCGTAGACCTTGGCGGCCTCGCGGACCTTCGCCATCTGGGCCATCTGTTCGTCAGTCGGTTTCAGATATTCATAGGTCGAGGAATGCATTTTCAGTTCCTTGGTTTGAGGGGGTACGCACTGCCTACTGAGCAGCGCGTTGCTGCAAAAGCTCATACCGCTTGCGGACGAATGATTTGCTGGCGGCCGATAAAGGCTTCCCAGTCTTGGCCCGGTAAACCTTCTCGGCCTCCGCGGTGACGGCTGCGAGTTGATCGGGGGTCAGGGAATCAAAGTCCTGGCCAGCGGTGATACTGACGGCGGACAGGGCCGCTCGCGCCTCGCGAACTTTCTGCATCTATTCCTCCTTCACTACTGAAAATCAGGTGAGTCCGATGGCATGACGCCATCCCTCGGTTCCGAACTGGTCATCCTGCTCGTTGTCGTCTAGGAACATTTCGAGCGCATCGATGTGTTCAAAGAGCTTGGCGACCTCTTCTGGGGTGGCCTTCCCGACAAGGTTTTTGCCCCGGATGATATTGAGTGTTTTGTCGGCCTGTGGCTTTGGCGCTGGCATCGTCATCCTTCTGCCGCCTTATGCGGCCTTTAATGGGTCGGTGACTGACTTCACCTAGTCTAATCAATGGGATATTCTCTGTGAGGGACACCGCGCAATCTGTCTAAGTGCTTTGTTTGTCTATAGTTTTTTATAAAGTCAGTCAGTCATCAGTCACATTCGGTCAGTCATCAGTTTTGGGTCTGTTCCGGCCCTCGACCCGCAGCTTCATGACCTTGGCCGTAGCCTCAGCCTGGTTGCGGGTGTAGTCCGCCGTCTGCTCGATATTGCTATGGGTCGCCGCCTGTTGAACCCACTCTCTTGGCGCGCCAGCCATGTCTGCTTCCGAGATCGCCCCGGAACGGCTGTCCATGTTCCAGACGTCATCCGGGATACCGCAGTGCCGCGCTACCTTGCGCCATTTCCGGCGGTACTCATTCCCCGTCCAGGGCAGGCCGTTGGTGTCGCAGATCACGATCGGGCCAGATGCCGGCAGCAGATGACGATTGACGGTCACTTTCTTGGTGGCCTCGTCGGTCACGAGCAGGGGCTCGTCGCCGATAAGCAGTTGCAATTCCTCGATTACCATCGGCGCCAGCTTCAGATCGACCGTGACCAGCTTTTGCTTTTTGCTAGTGACGTGCTTCAAGATCAGGTTTTCGTCGATCTCCTGCCAGACAATACCGCGAAGCCATTTTTGGGTGCCGATGATGACCTCGGAAATGCCGGGCTCGGAGATCGGGACCATCTCGCCGATAACGTCCTTTTGCCGAAACGTGCACTCGAACTGGTAAGCCTGCGCCAGCGCGAGCGAGGGCCAGCCAAAGTGTTCGCGCGCCGCGGTGCGGATCCGTATGGCGTATTCAGCCGTCACCTTCTTGCCACGCGATTCAATCCCCTCGAAGCGCATCTTGTGCATGACACCGGAGAGCCTTTCGCAATCGGAGTTTTCCAACAGAAAACCAAAACTGAACAGAGCGCGAAGCTGGCTGACGAAGGCTAAGCCGCTCGACGGGTGCTTGCCATCCATACTCCATTCTCGATGCCATCCCAACAGCGTTCGCCATTTGATTTCGGAGAGCAGCGTGTCGCCATATCGCACGGCGATACGGCGTAGTATGCTGTCGCGACCCTGCCGAACGTGAAAGCGGTTTTTCTGGTAGGGCGAATCCTTGTCGGTGCGATAGCAATGGATCAGCGATCGCAGGGAGTCTTTGAGGGCGTGGGCCGGAAGCTCGACGCCGCGGCTCCACATCAGCATTTCAGATTGGAAGTGCTGGCACTGCATCGAAATGTGCATCGCCTCGGTCTTCGTCGGCGGTGCGGCCGGCAGGGCCTCCTCGCTTGTCCAGAGCTTGACGGATTTCGGCAGGTAACCCTTGGAAACCAGATCGGTGCGGGCCTGCCAAGTCGCGGACCATCTGGCATTTTTGCGTTCGCGCCAGACAAGTCCCGGCGCTTCATGAGCCATTTTCGGTGGCTGTCTTTCATCCATTTCGGGATTCCTTTTGGGTTGGTGGAGCACCCACCATAAGCCCATTGTGTTTATCAAGCCACGCTTTCACCGCGGGCCAGTACCTTCTATCCCCGAATAACGGCTGTTTTTTCGGGAAGCCGAACTTCGTCTCCAGGCCGGGCAACATCGAGCGCATCACCTTGTCCGGCACGCCAAGGCGCCGGATCAGTTCTGCATCGTTGAGATACAGCCTGTCTTTCTCGCGTTCGAGCGTATCCGGTCGCGGCGTGGTCACTTACTCTGTCCTCCCACAGAACCGCGAGACCGCCCGTCACACCATCCCTCGACGTATTCGCGGGCCAAAAGCATTTTCTGCCGACGCTCGGCATCGTCCCTGTATTCCCATACGCGAAGGTCTTTGCCGTCGAGGCGGACGGAGATTCCGCCATCGTCAAAGTCGATAACGCTCGGTTGATTGCTCATGGGATCGGCCTCGATGAGGGGTTGGAAATCCAGTCCAGCACCTGCTCGTCGGGCTTGCCAGCCCACAGAACTGCGCGGCGCCGAAGCCGAGCGTCGTCATAGCGTGGGAAGCATTTGGGGCACAGTTCTGGGACATCCTCGCCATCGCATTCGTCACAATTGGCGTGGGCTTCTTCAGCCGTCTCTTGCTGCTGGAGGGCGTCCTGTAGGGCCTTGAGCCTGTCAGCGGCCAGAACATAATCGGGTTGGCCGTGCTCGTAGCAAAGCGAAATGATCTCGTCGGTTGTCATGATTGCTCCGTATCGTTCATGGCGCCGGCAGCCAACGAGACAAACGGGATGCCCAGCGCCTTCGCCAGCCCGTGCACGGTCCGAATAGTCGGGTTAACTGATCGACCGTTCTCTATTTCCCACATGTGCGATTTCGTGATCCCGGCGCGATCGGCCACGTCCTGAAGCGACATCCCAAGGTCGAAGCGCATATCGGCAATCATTTTCCGCATTGAGAGCTTGCGGGTGCTTTCGATCTGCATTGCGGCGTCTGCCACAGCCTGCATGGCCTCGGCACGGAAAGCCTCAATTGCCGCGTCTATCCTTGCGCCCGGCCTCATTGGGACTCCCCTGATGTGGACACAGGAGTGACGGGGCCATCGACCGGAATACTCCAATCCTTATCCCCGGCGTTTATCCCTTTCGGGAATGGGCTTGGTGTGCCTTGCACCGACACCAAGCGAACGGCTGCAATCCTCTGGACAGGAGATTTTGTGCCCGAGGAGGCAAGCTCTGCTCCGCAATTGCACGGACCCGTAGGAAGGGCCGGGGCATTGTAAATCGCACAATCGCTGGAATTATGCACCAATTCATTCACGGTGTTTCCCTTCCCTGTGGGGATTGAGCAGCCGCCAACGCCTCGCCAAGCACCTTGCGAAGTTCTTCCGTTTCCTTCGTTTTCGGCGCCGGATTGCAGATGTCGCAGCGCTTTGAGCAATACGAACAGTAGATGTCGTCCGTATCTACGCAGCAGCCGTCGATGCAATCGTTGACGCGACCTTCGCCGCCGCAGTTCCAGCACTCGCCGCCGTCGAGATGATCGTCGTAATCCATGTCGCTCATGGCTGTTTCTCCGCCGGAGGAATCGCCGGAGGCTCAAAGCCTAAAACCTTAAGGTAAGCTCGCGTGAGAGGGTCATAGGAACCAGCACGGTTGCGTAGCTTCTCACCGCCGTCTTCGTCCTTCGCGATCATGCGATCGACGTTGCCAGGACTGTCCTGCTCAAGGCGGACCCGATAAACTTGTTCGGACAGATCGCGGATATAGGACGGGTCAAACGTCGGTTTTGGTTCGCGGCTCATGGGATGTTTCCGTCAGTGGAGGACACGGTATCAGCCCCGGCGTCCCCGCTGGCGTCACTGCCTGGCGAACCGGAATTGTGAGCGGCGCTTTGAGCCGGGGCTGATTGGTGTGTCGATGACACCGTGGATGCGTCAAACTCCCGCAGGATTTCTTCGGCCACCTCAGACGATGATTTGCCGGTCTTCCAACCGGCGTCGATCATCTGAGCGATATCGGCACGCATTGGTGCTTGGGCAACACCACCAGGCTGAGGCGCTGCGTAGAGCGGCCGAATTTCATATAAACCGTCCTCGAAGGCGTCCTTCTCGTCTTCCTTAAACTTTTCGATTGGAATGTTGAGGCAAAACCAATCGCCCCAATCGCTGCCGAGGTTTTCACGGTATTGCCAGGCAACCGGTGCATTGGCGGTGACAGGATAGGACGGCGAGTGCCGCCGAATGCCAGAATGCGGTGCGCCGCTGGCATCGATCTCGTTTTCGTCCAGTTCGCGGTTCATCGCTTCGTCTCCCCGCCGTCCCGTGGTTTGAACGCATGCAGCC